AATGTTCTTGCGATACCATTACCAGCTGATAGTACCGGGGATGAATATTATGATTTGTTCACAGGTATTCCAAACAATGCTGGATCTGGAGTCACAGGAGATATAGATTTCACAACTGTTGGACACAGTAATGGCGATGCTTATTCGATCATATTAGTTTTGACAAAAAACTATTAATGGCGACGACTAAAGATGTAAAGAGATCTCCCAGCGGTAGGTTATCCTACCGAGGGGAGACTTTTCCTGGTTACAATCAACAAAAAAGAACTCCTGGCAAAAACAAAAAATTTGCTGTTCTAGCCAAAAAAGGAGATCAAGTTAAAATAGTGCGTTATGGGGATCCGAATTTGTCTATTAAAAAGAGTCAACCCAAGCGTAGAAAAAGTTTTAGAGCAAGACATAACTGCGATGCGGTACAAAAGAAAAAAGATGTATTTAGCGCCGGTTATTGGTCCTGTAAAAATTGGTAAATAATTATGGCAGAAAAAAGTAAAACCCCAAAAAATGTAGCTAACCCTAGTCTGTATGCGAAAGCTAAAGCCAAAGCTAAACGCAAATTTAAGGTATATCCTAGTGCTTATGCAAATGCCTATATGGTATCTGAATATAAAAGAATGGGTGGCAAATACAAAGGCGCAAAAAAAGCAGAAGGTGGTGAAATGAGTTTGAAACCAATACCGGCTGACAATAAAGGATTACCCAAGTTGCCCAAGAAAGTCAGAAATAAAATGGGATTTATGCGTAATGGCGGGCAAGTAGTTATGGTCCAGGGTAGAGGTTGTGGAGCTATGATGGATAGCAAACGCAAAAAAACTAGAGTGCCTAGATCTTAATGGTAGCCAAAGCAAGCACCATAAGAAAAAAAATTAGACAAGGTAAAAAACTTGGTTTTAGCGAGCGTGCGTCGGCAAAGGCTAGAGGTTTAATTAAAAGATCTGATGGCACAAAAAGAAAATCCGCAAAATACAAAAGAAAATGAAAAAGAAAAAAGATCCTAAAGTTGGCACAGGAAAGAAACCGAAGGGATCAGGGAGAAGACTATATACTGACGAGAATCCAAAAGATACAGTGAGCATAAAGTTTAAGACTATGGCTGACGCAACGCGAACAGTAAATAAAGTCAAAAGAATAAAAAAACCATTTGCTAGAAAAATACAGATCTTAACTGTAGGAGAACAAAGAGCAAAAGTGATGGGTAAAAAGTCAGTCGCAGATATTTTTAGAAAAGGTAAAGAACAAATTAGAAAAGCTAATAAGAAATGAGTCTAACAAAGTGGTTTGAACAAGATTGGGTAGACATAGGCGCACCAAAAAAAGGTGGTGGGTACGCTAAGTGCGGCAGATCCAAGCTAAAAGCTGACAGAAAAAGAAAGTACCCAAAATGTGTACCAGCTGCAAAAGCAGCTAAAATGTCAAAGTCACAGATCAAATCAGCAGTTAGAAGAAAAAGAGCAAAGAAACAAGGCGTTGGTGGTAAGCCGACTAATGTGAAGACTTTTGCAGCAAGCGGTGGTAGGATTACATCAAAGCCTACTATGGGTTTATATGGAAGGAGATAAATATGAAGGGAACTAAATACAAAGCCGGAGGCGGCGGTATGAAGGGCACCAAAATGAGAGCCGGCGGTGGTGGTATGAAGGGCACAAAAATGCGAGCCGGAGGCGGCGGCATGAAAGGTACTAAGTACAAAGCCAACGGCGGTAGCATGAAAGGAACAAAGGGCATGGCCAATGGCGGTGCTGCGGCTCGTTCTGAAAGAACTGCTACTGGTTTTGGTAATATGCCTAAATCTGTCATGTCTGCTCTTATGGGCGGCGGAACTAGAATGGCTGGTCAAGCAGCTGTCTTGAAAGGCACCAAAGGTATGGCTAATGGCGGTGCCATGAAACGTACCAAAGGTAAAGCAAATGGTGGCGCTATGAAAGGCACTAAAGGCATGGCTATAGGTGGAGGCCTTAGAAGGGGCGTTAAGGGAGCACGAGCTATTGCTGGAAAGGGCACTAAAATGAGAGCAAAAGGCAGAGGCTTATTCGGATAACAATAAATTAAAGGAGTTAAATTTAGTGGCGTATTTAATTTCAAACATACCGCAGTTTAAGTGCTGGGTACGAAAAGAGTTTACGGCTAACCATCAAGACTACCATGGAGAGTATCTCCATGCTTTGGCGTTTGCTGTCAACACAATTCCAGATAGATCTGTTTCTTTCCAGGTGGTTTTCACCGGATGTGAGACTGACTTTGAAGACTATCCTGACGAGAATGTTCATGGTGGGGCAATGTGGGCCAGGATGCCTATACAAGCTTTAGTAGCCGATGTGCCTTTGGAAAACTGGCCAAAACCCATGGAAGATCATCTTGCTCAACCTTGGGATTGTCTCAGTCATCATCATTCGGTAGTCGTATTAGATAGAGTAAGTAGCTCACCTTGGATCTGTAAAATAGGCGGAGAGTTTTATACAGGAAGATATCTATTTACTGTAGATTACACAGATCACAGCATAGCTGACGATCCGGCTCAACATAAGCAATCACATGTGTTATATTTGACTGACGCTGGTGAGTACACTGGAAATTTTGTAGCTTTACCTAATAACAGAGTTAGAGCTACCAATCCAGCACTATGGCGTGTAGGCGAAGGTGCACCAGACTTTTCTCCTAGCCAGTGGGTACATTCAGCCGAGGGCCATGAAAGTTACATGGATCCCAATATTACATTTAATAACTTGTATAGTGACGGAGAGGAAGACTAATGGCAGACTTAACAGTAGCGCAAAAAAGAAAGTTAATAAAAGAGCTTAAAGGAGCTTCTAAACTTCACGCAAAACAAGCAGCGCAGATTGAAAGATCTTTAAAGAAAACTAAGAAAAAATAATGGCAACATCAAACAGTAAAGACTTCGAGTTAGATGTAGCTGATTATGTAGAAGAGGCTTTTGAGCGCTGTGGTTTGGAACTAAGGACGGGCTATGACTTAAAAAGCGCCAGGAGAAGCCTTAACTTAATGTTGGCTGAATGGGCAAACAGAGGTTTAAATCAGTGGACCATAGCTGAGAAGACAGTTGCTATGGTTAAAGATACAAAAACATACAACATAGACAGCACTAATGCCACAGCGCCTATAGACGTGTTAGATGTTTTTATTAGAGAAACTTTAGGCACAGAAACTACAGATATACCTATGTCAAGATTAAGTAGATCTGAATACTCAAACATAAGCACCAAATCAACAACAGGTAAACCGAACCAATTTTTTATCAATAAACAAATAACACCAACAATATCTGTTTGGCCGTCGCCAGACAAATCGAGCACTTACACAGTACACATGAACGTACTGACAAGGATGGATGATGTGGATGCGGGAACTGACACATTACAACTTCCTTTTCGATTTTTTCCATGTCTGGCGGCCGGTTTAGCATATTACATATCTATTAAAAGAGCACCGGAAAGAACAAACATGCTCAAGGCTATGTATGAAGACGAGTTTCAAAGAGCTCTTTCACAAGACGAGGATAGAGCATCGTTTAGAATCCAACCTGATTTAAGGAACTACAATAACGCATAATGGCTTTTGCTTCTGGTAAATATTCTTACGGGATCTGTGACATAACAGGATTTCGTTACAAACTAAAAGACATGAGAAAAACGTGGGATGGGTTATTGGTAGGTCCAGATCAATGGGACGCTAAACATCCACAACTTATGCCCAAGCCTAGCTTCCAAGATCCACAGGCTGTAAGGGATGCAAGACCAGACGTTGTGGACGATAATTCTGTTTTTTTGGTTTACACAAACGTAGGCGATGGTAAATTAGGATCTGTATTGACAACTTTTGAAGTAACTACAGGTTTGGGAGAGGTAACAATAACAACATGAGCTTTACACTAGCGACATTAAAAACAGCAGTACAAGATTATTTAGAAGTATCGGAGACAACTTTTACTAATCAACTGCCAAGATTTATTCAAGAGTCAGAGGACCGCATCTTTTCATTGGTTCAACTGCCAGAGCAAAGAAAAAACGTCCAGGGCAACGTAACCGCTGGTAACAGATTTTTAGCAACACCAACAGATTTCTATGCTTCTATGAGCATAGCCATCATAAATTCAAACAGTTACGATTATTTAGATTTCAAACATCCATCTTTTGTAAGAGAGTTTTCACCGGGAACCACACAAGGAACGCCGAGGTATTACACTTTATTTGATGAGACTTCATTTGAAATATCACCAATACCTGATTCTAACTACACAGTAGAAGTACATTATCTTAGTAAACCAGGATCTTTAACCAGTGGTAGTGACAGTGGTACAACAACTTTATCAACGGATTATCCGGATGCTTTGTTGTATGGAACTTTGGTAGAGGGAGCAATCTTTCTCAAAGAACCTCCAGAAGTCGTCGCCCAATTTGAAGGTCGATTTAAGGAGGCGATTGCTCGTATGAAAAATATATCAGAAGGTCGTGGCACACGCGACGAATACAGATACGATCAAGTCCGCACTAGCGTGACTTAATGGTATTAGAACACTTAGAAGGAAAAACAGTAGCTATAATTGGCCTGGGTGTGTCACAGGTAGATTTTGCAATAGGTTTAGAAAACTCACGAGAGTGGGACGAGATATGGTGTATCAACTCAGCTGGATTAGTCTATCCGGCTGATAGGATTTTTGCATTAGATCCAGCTAGTCGATTCTTTGACTCAGACGATGCTGGTAAACAAACAAATGCAATGGTTAAGTTGATGTCTGAATCAGATGTGCCTATATACACTTGTGAAGAAGATCCAAGAATTAAGAATCCTGTCAGATACCCGGTTGAGGAGGTATGTAATGCAACAAAATGTGCATACATGAACACAACTGTAGCTTTTGCGATCGCTTATGCTTTGTATAATAAAGTAGGCCGCATAGATCTATTTGGTATTGATTTTTCTTATAAACAAAACATGCACTTTGCAGAAGCGGGCAGAGCTTGTGTGGAGTTTTGGATCAGCAAATGTATGAGCGAGGACATTATAGTTGGAATAAGCGGTAGATCTACAGTGCTAGATTCAAACGTGCCAGCAACAGAAAAACTCTATGGCTTTCATAGATTGGATAAACCGCTAGTAGCGGTGCCACATGAAGGTAAATTTATAATTGGGCCTTTCGACGAAATCAATGACCAACTAGAAGAGTTTGGTTTGAAAATAAATGAGGATGTCGTACCACCA